CGACCTCGTCGCCGTCTTCACGTCGTAGGCGTAGTGCTGCCAAGTCTCCATGTGTAAACCATAAGTAAGGGCGTCGAATGGATGCTTGTGCGGATTCCCCGAGCGTTGCACGTAGTCGCTCTTGTTCTTGCCTTTCCTTAATTCCTTGATGGCTTCTATGGTTTTTACGCAGTTGCGCCCGAACATCAACCGGTTCCTGCCCAGCAATTGCTTCACCATTTGCACCCTGTAGATCACCGAGTCAACGCCCTTTGGGCAGCCCTGCAACACTATGCGGCCACGACTGATCTTGTCTATCAGTGCGGCTTCGTTGGACCCCACGGTGGCGCGATAGTTGTTGACCATGGCTTCGTCGGCCCAGTGGTTCCACGACACCCTGGCATGCCTACCCGCTTTCGATCTGATGTAATCCTCAAACATGTCCATCTTTTCCATGACTTTCAGCGTCAATTCTTCACAACTCATTTTGACTCCAACTTCGACGATCTCATCAAGAATAGAACACGCGCATAAGCCATCGGGAGTCAATATGGTTTCACCAAACACGATGGCGTTGTTGACGTCGCCGGGATCCCATGACGTCCACAACTCCGTGCAATCGTCTGTCGGCATGACATACTGCCAGTCGGCTTTGTTTGGGCTTGAGAAATCGCCCTGGACATGGACGTCTTCCGAGAAATAGTTGGCGAAGTGACGTTCCTTTAGACCGCCCGACGCCCACAAGCCCTTGGTCCATCGGTCATACAGGGCTTTGTCGTTACGACACATCGACAAATAATCCCTGCGCTTCTGGTCTGTTAAAAACGGCGCGTCGTCCCAGTTGACTTCGATGAGCCCAAAATTGTGACGCTCGGTATTCTCGGGATTCAAGCGTTCGACATACCAGGTTTTGAATATCCAAGATTGCTCGCCGTCTTCGTCGGGGTTGGTATCGGCTATCCACATGTGATATTCATAAGGCAGACCGGTGAGGCGCAACTGCGGTTGACTCTTTACCAGTACGTCTTCGGACTTGAAGTTCGACAACTCCGGGAAGTAAATACCTGAGAACGTCTTGGATTTAAGGCGTTGCTCAACCTCGTTCATGTTGTTCAACGAGAACAGGTAGCACTCTGACTCACCGCCGTGCATGTTAGTCACCTTGAACATGGTGCCCTTGGAACGTACGTCTATCTTTGGCCCCGGCTGCTTGTCGCTGTTCTTGGTAGTGTATTGCATGCCGATGCCACTCTGGGTCCACTGGGTCATTACGGTTTTGATGAACTCCGACCAGATGCCGCCGCTGATGGCACCCGGGATTGACCAGTTGAAGATAGCTAAGATGGCGTTGGGAGTCTCCCACAAGTGGCGGGCCAGCCGGTGCATGACGGCCAGCGATTTACCGGTTTCTCGGGGGCCGCTTACCAGCAGATATCTATGGGTGTCATTAATGATCTCCCATTGTTTGGGGGTTAGATGTGATCCATTAATGCCTTCGCAGATCCAATAGCCTTCCGAGGTCAACATATTTTACAATCTACTTGTACCAGCAAGTCAACGTGATACATTACTTTAAGTCATTAAGCGAAATACAGCAACTATTATGCAAATTCCAGTTGAAGCCATAGAGGGCGGTGCCGATCTAAAACCCGGTAACAGCGTTGAAATTGAAATCAAAGTAACAGCCAACGACGGCACTACAATTGAGGCCGACGTTGTGAGTTCTGAGGTTATCGACGCCGAAGACCCAGAAACTCCACCCACCGAAGATCCCAAGGAATCCGATATGCCCGGCATGGAAGCCATGGGGGCCAAGGCCGGCATGGCGATGCCTCGCAAGAAGGTAAAACAGGCGTTGCACATCATCATCGCCCAGGGCGGCAAGGCTTAACCCCAGGCGTATGGCGGCAAACGATCACGCGTTGCAGTTAGCGCTGCGGACAACATGCCCAGTAGAGCGGCACCCCCACGCCGTTATATCTACTGGGTTTTCATTTGAGGATTTATGACAGACATGGAGATTTTGAAGGCACAAGGCGTCAGCACCGAAGCCTGGAAACTGTTGATGGACAAGCCGATAAGCGACATCAAGGACCAGAAGTTGTTGGATTTTTTGAACAACATCTACTCAAGGGCCCAGGATGGCATCCAGAACAACCTCAAGCCGCAGGTGTGGTCGCGCATCCACGGCATCGACTTGGCGTGCGACTCACCGCTAAAGTCTGTGGCGCCGACGTTGATGTCGAAGCTGAGCCGGAAACGCCCAGACGGCGACACTGGCAACTGGCTGTCAAAGATCAAAGACTTCGGGTTGGACAACTACTACCATAAAACCACGGATCCCAAGACCGGCGCTGTCATAACCGAAGAGCTTGATGTGCCGTCGGGTTTTGAGTTGGAGATACCGACGACCTATGCCTACTCGGAAGCCCGGGCGGGCCGGCTCTACATGGACAGGAACCAAGTGCCGTTCCTGAAGTATGAGCCCCAGAAGGACACCCCAGAGCTACGCGCCAAGTGCGAGATAGTCACCGACCGCATCAACTTGATAGCCGACCAAATGGGATTGCCAGAGCACGTCAAAGAGTGCTGCCGGCGCCTGGTCAGGTATCCCGAGCAATTGTGGTTTATCGGTGAATCCTGGTATCAGGAGGAACAATGGCACTACGAAAAGGCCAAAGACGGCACCGTTGGCAAGAAAAAGGTGGTGATTCGTGAAGGTATAAGGCCAGTGTTGCCGCATCCTACGCGTAGTTTTAGAGATCGCAGTTACCCGGCGACGACGATATTAACGGATACCGGTTGCAAGTTCGGCGGCTACTGGCAGGCCATGACTTATGGCGAGATTCGCAATAACAAGGCGTTTTGGAATCGCGACAACATCATGTTTGGCGACGACTTGCGGTCGAACTACAGCAATTACTGGGCGAACGTATATGGCTCCTGCGCCCTGGAGTATCCCATGTTTGATCGCAGCAAGGACGCCAACCAGGAACCCGACAGTTGCAAGTATACCAGCAACAGGGATGACGCTGCTGTTACGGTGATTAATTATTTTTGTAAATTCACACCCAAAGACGTGGGTCTTGGCAAATACGACTGTGAAATCTGGGCGCGATTCGTGCTAGGCAACAGGCAGATCATCTTCGCAGAGCCGTTGCCGTCTATCCCGATGAACGTCCTGGCCGATCGCTATGACAGTGGTCGTGTCATGGCGCCGTCGTTTGCCATGCTGATAGTGCCGTTCCAGGACATCATCAAGTCGCTGATCAGCCAGGCTAACCTGAGCGGTATGCAAAACCAAACGGCGTTGTTCTGCATGGATGAGTCGCTATTGAGCGAGGAAACCAAGATAGCATTGAAGAACCCCGGTGAAAGTTATTACCGTGGCATCAATTGGCTGTTCTTTGATTCAGCCAAAGCCAAGGCTAAACAGTTGGATCCTCGGTCGGCTTTCTTCACGGCGACGTTTCCCTACCGTGACGTCACACAGTTGATCAACTTAATCAATGTCGTCATCAACCAGTTGCAGACAGTGCTGCACATCAGCCCCCAGGAAATGGGTGGACAGGCCAGCCACGAACAGTCCACCGTTGAGATCACTACCGTCAACGCGGCCACCACGACGTCGCTGGGTTTCACTGGCACCACACTGGACGCCTTCCTGACGGCGATGAAGCGCATGTATTTCAGCTATTTCATGGCGTTTGGCGACGACGTAATTTGGCAGGACCTGACGCCGGGCCAGCCTATGGATAAGCAGGTGTTGACCGAATTGGGGTTTGAAGTCAAAGAAACCAAGGCCCAGGACGGCACCGTGAGTTATACCATCACCGGCAAGAAATCCAATATTGCTACTCCTGACGACATGGAATTCTTCAGTTCGCGCAAAGAAGGCGCGTTGCGGACTTCAAATACGCAGATCGCCGGTGCCATGTCGCAGGTGCTGATGAGCATAACCAACAACCAGATGTTGCTGCAAGCCATTGGTATTCCTAAGGTTGTGGAATTACTGAATCAGGTTTGGCATACCCTGGGGTTGCCCGAGGACTTCAAGTTGACGACGACGGGCGCCGTGGATCCCCAGCAACAGCTACAGGAGCAGCAGCAACAGTTGCAACAGATGGCCCAACAGGTGTTGCAGCAGTCCCAACAGCAGACCCAGCAGATGATGGAGCCCGAGATGCAGCAAATCGTCCAGCATTTCCAGCAGATCGACCAGCAGTTGCAATTGGTGACGCAGCAGCAGGGCATGGCGCAACTAGCGGCTACCGTGGGCCAGACGGCGCAACAGGTAGGCCAATTGGGCCAGTTTGCCCAGGCAACCACGCAGCAATTGGAAACCATCCAGACTGAATTGACCGCTGTAAATCAGTCGGTGGCACAGACCGCCCAGGCAGCCAGCCAAGCCGTGGCGGAGATAGACGGCCACCTGCAATCAACAGTGGTGCAACCGCCTATGCCCGTTCAAACCCAACAATTTATTGACCCCGCACTGCAACAGCAACAATTATAAACATTTATGCCAGAAGTAATTGACGAAGTTAAACCTGTAGTAACAGATCCACAGAAAACCGATGCCCC